CAACCAGAAGAAAAAATTATTGTAATTCAGGATTGCGATGATCAATATGATTATGAGCATTTGCCAGGAAATTCTTTGGTATTTCTACAAAAATGCTTGCAAACTCTAGATATTTCAAATTTTTTTGTTACGGTTGTTACGGGTAATCAAGATATTGAATCTGAATTAAATACGTTACAACAAGACTATTCAATAGATAATTGCACAATCAATCATGTTTTAATCAACATTCCATATAAACGTAAAATTGAAAAATCTGATACATTTTGTATTTTACCTTGGATACATTTAAGTGTACATAGCGATAGCAAAGTTTATCTTTGTTGTGCTTCAAATAAAAATATACCTCTCGGTGATTTACAAAAAGAAAAAGTAGCAGACATTATCAATAATGAACATTTTCAAACCGTTAGATCTAGATTGCTCTCAAACAAGAAGACACCAGAATGTAGTTATTGTTATCATGCTGAACGACACGGTATTGAAAGTCCAAGACTTACAAATTTAAAAAGATGGGAGCGATACAATACTCCAGAAATTTTTAATAAAACTGATATTACTGACTTTAAACCAGTCTATCTTGATTTAAGATTTAGTAATGCATGTAATTTGCAATGCAGAACATGCAGTGGGGAATACAGCAGTATGATTGCTGCTGAAGAAAAAGCATTATTTGATAACTATACAAATTTCAAAAAAGTATTAACGCTCGGTCAGCGCGAAACAGCATTTGCAGAAACATTTGAATATCTAGATTCTGTTGAAGAAATTTATTTTACAGGCGGCGAACCGCTGATTATGTTTGAGACTTATAAAATTTTATATAGGCTAATCGAGCTCAAAAAATTTGATGTGAAACTATATTTTAATACAAACTTTAACACACTAAAGTTTAAAAACCAAAATATATTAGAGTTATGGAAAAAATTTAAAAATATTGAATTATATATCAGTGTCGATGGCCACGGACCAGTTGTTGAATATGTTAGGCATGGATGTAAATGGAGCAATATCGAAAATAATTTATCATTAGTCCAAAAAGAGTGCCCACATGTGAATATTAGTGTTCTTTCTACTATTAGTTTTTTATCTCTGCAAAGTGTAATTGAACTGCAAAAACAATGGCACACACAAGGCAAACTAAGTATTAAAAATTTTAGAATGAATATAATGGCAAATGCCTCTGAAGACAATCATTCATTTAGTGCATCATTATATAATTTGCAGACTTTACGAAAAGAATTTAAAAAGCCATTGGCAGATCTCATAGATAATCACTGCAAATGGTTACAAGAACTCGATGTACCAGAAATTATTAATAGATGGAAACAAATTAAAAATTACATGTTAGATCAGGATAGAGAATATGCAATTGCTAATTTAAAAGAGGTTCATAAATTACGTGACCATTATAGAAATGAAAATTTTGATCATATTTTTCCAGAGTTTAAAGGGCTATTCGATTAACAATGAATGAATTTAACAACGCAATTAGTGGTTTGTCTAAAAAGTACAGCATCGTTGCTGAACCTATATATTTGTCAAAATTCTTTGAACCTAACGGCGAGACACTTATCTATGAAGAATTAAAAAAAGCATATAAAGAAAGCTATAACCCAGATGAACGTATAGTTATAGTACAAGATTGCAATGATGAATATAATTATGATAATCTTCCAGGCCGTAGTTTAACTTTTATACAGAAATGTCTTCAAAGTATAGATATTTCAAACTGGTTTGTTGTTGTAGTTACAGGAAAAAAAGATATTGAATCTGACCTTGAAATCCTTAAACAAAATAATTCAACAGATCAGCATAGAATAAATTATGTTTTAGTCGATACAACATACGAAAGAAAATTATCTCAACGCGACACGTTTTGTGTGATGCCTTGGATACATCTATATGTACATACTAACGGTGACGTATTACCGTGCTGTAGTGCCAATACAAATTTTCCATTGGGCAGTATTCAATCAGAAGATATAGAAGGAATCATCAATAATGAAAAATTTCAAAAAATTCGTGATAATATGATTCACGATAAATTATCGATTGAATGTGAGAATTGTATTAATGATGAAAAAGCGGGACTAAGAAGTCAACGACAAAAGCGTAATAATGAATGGGGACATTTAGTATCAAAAGAAAAACTCAATACCACAATTGACAATTTTGAACCTGTTTTTTTAGATCTAAGATTTAGTAATATTTGCAATTTAAAATGTCGTACGTGCAGTGGAGACTTTAGTAGTCAAATTGCAGTTGAGGAAAAAGTATTATTTGGCACAACTCACAAATCATTGATTTTGCATGAACGAGATTTAGCTTTTGAAAAAGTTCTTCCATATCTAAAATCAGCTGAACGAATATATTTTGCTGGTGGCGAACCATTAATTTTAGCGGAGCATTATAAAATACTTGAACATTTACTAAAACTTAAGAAAAATAACATAAGATTAGAATACAATACTAATCTTACAACTTTATCTTATAAAAATAAAAATGTTCTATCTCTCTGGAAGCAATTTACAAATATTAAAGTTAATGCCAGCATTGATGGTCATGGTTCAGTTGTTGAATATATCAGATATGGATGTAAGTGGTCTGAGCTTGAGAATAATCTTAAAGAAATTAAAACTCAATGTCCTCATATAAAAATTGCAATTTCATCAACAGTAAGCCTTTTATCAATTGTTAGTATTATGGAATTACAACGAATGTGGCATAATAAAAAATTCATCGATGTTGATCAGTTTCAACTTGGACTAATGTCAGAAGGATCGCAAGACGACATTAATCTATATCTTCCATTATACAATATACAAAATTTACCTGACAATCATAAAAAATATATTAGTCATAAGATAGATGATCATTGCAGTTGGCTTAACATGTTAGAAAAAACAGACATGGTTAACCAATGGGAAAATATAAACAATTATATGCATCAAAAAGATCGAAGATTTGTAATTGATAATCTTAAAGAAGTTCACCAACGCAAGGATAAGTACAGAAATGAAAACTTTGACGAAGTTTTCCCAGAATTTCAGGGATTATTTTTATGAGTAAATGGCACGGTGGGAAAGGATCAGCACCACGGAAAGGAGCAGATCGTAAGGCATACGAAGATAACTGGGAACGTATTTTCGGTAACAAAAATCGAGAAAAAACTCCGGTAGAATCAATGGAAGAGCTCAACAAACTTATTCCAAAAAAACCCTAACTTATTGATTTTTAACTGTTGACATAGTTAGATTATTCTGCTATATTAATAAAACTATAATAGTGGAAGATTTGTATGAACAAAAACGATAGCGTTTGGTATGGGAAGTGGGCTGCAACAGTCACACTAATTTTAGCAACAGCAGTAAACAGTCTAGGATATTATCCATTAGGGCCAATTTTGTACTTAATTAGTGGTGTACTATGGATTTACGTAAGCGTTGCCTGGAGAGAACCGTCACTTATTGTAACTAATGTTGTTATTACAACAGTTGGTGCCGTTGGATTATTGTACAATTTCCTTACATAAATAGTATTATGAAATTTACAGATTATCTTAATTTATTTGAAGGTATTGAGCATAGCGTTAGAACTAATACGCCGCTAGGTGAAGTTTATCGTGTAGGCAGCGACAACTACTATAAAATTTTTAGAGAAGCACGTCGTTTACTAGATGAAGGTAAAATTACATTATCTGAAACTGACTATAAACTTGTAACTGAAACTGAAATTGGTGATTTTGGCGAATACATGGGCAAATTAGTTCCTCTAGATTCTCCGTTTGAAGAACCATTAACAGAAGCCAAATATCAAGGTAAAAACGTAGAACTCAATAAACCAAAAAGAGGCGGTTCAAAAAAATATTATGTGTATGTAAAGGATCCAAGTACCGGCAATATTAAAAAAATTTCATTTGGTGATACTACTGGGTTAACAGCCAAAATTAACGATCCGGCGGCACGTAAGTCATTTTCAGCAAGGCACGATTGTCCTAACAAGAAGGATAAAACCAAGGCAGGATATTGGGCTTGTCGCCTACCACGTTATGCTAAAAGTTTAGGGCTTTCTGGTGGCGGAAGCGGTTACTGGTAAACCATACGCCGAAGAGTGTTATGGAAACATCATTGTTCGCCAATTTAGTGCGAATGTGCCAATTGGAGATTTAATCTGGCATAAAGATGAGCATAATCGAAAAGTTAAAGTTATCTCAGGCAAAGGGTGGCAGTTTCAATTTGACGAACAGTTACCTTATGATTTACAAGAGGGTGAACTAATTTTAATTCCACGAGAAACCTATCATAGATTATTGCGCGGATATACAGATCTAATATTAGAAATTACAGAATGTCGTTGACATTATCTTAAATCTATTGTACAATATTAATATGAGTAAAAATAAAGAAATGGTTAATCACCCTGATCATTATCAAGGTAACAAATTTGAAGTGATCGACATTATTGAAGATTTCCAACTAGGATTTCATTTGGGTAATGTAGTAAAATATGTCTTGCGAGCAGGAAAAAAAGACGCTACTGTTCAAGAATTAGAAAAAGCAAAATGGTATCTAGATCGATACATTCAGCTTCTAAAATAAATTTATTGAAAGCACCAAACAAAAGTCAATATTCTCAGGCTGGGTTAACTATCCATAAATGGGGAGAAGATAATACTGGTAAAATTGAATATAAATTCAATTCTCTAGGGTATAGAAGTAATATCGAATATAATTTTATACCAGAATATGCATTTTTTGGTGCCAGTTGTGTATTTGGAACTGGAGTAGATGAGAATAAAATATTTTCTAGTTACTTTACAAATGCTTTTAATTTTGGATTACAGACTTCTGAATTAGAAAAGTATGGGATAGATGGAAAATATGACCATCTTGATATATTGTCAACTCTAATAAATTTCAATCACAGCCAATTATTTAATAACCATACTAAAGTTGCTGTGGTTTGGACTGATCGTCCAAACCAACCTGTTGATAAATTTATTAACATCTGTAATAATATTTTAGATTTTAAATTATACCATTTTAAAGTTGGCAAACATGATTCAACATTATCGATTAATTTAAAACCAAATATTGATACAGATGTATCCAAAACACACGGCGGACCAAAAACACATAAATTATGGCATTATCAGATACAAAAAGTTTTAAAGCAATTATAATTTATAACGGAGGAAGTTTTGGAGACTTTTTAAAGTCTGTTAGCTTGCTTGGTCTTGGAGAATATACAGATATTAAGATTAATAGAAGCAATAACACATCGATAGAATTTGGAAATTTTAAAAATTCTTTAAAGTGGTTAATTGAAACTTCTGAAAATCATAGTCTGTCTAAAATAATTGAAAACTATAATAATTTTAGAGTAATTGAAAATTCTCATTATTATAACGAAGATTTTAATAATTATTGTTCAAAAATTTTTTACATAGATTATCCCGACTCTTTCAACAATGTTATTGCTGATCGTTATGTAGATAATAAAATTCTTGTTGATCCATATTTACGTGATTATCATTGCAATCAACTTGTAACTAGAATTGGAATTAAAAAAGAAAAAGTAACTGATAATTTACTTCGGTTAGATGCAAGAATCACATGGAAAAAGCATTTAAATTCATTAAGGGAAGCAGGAATTCAACCAATCGATATTAAATTATTATTTTCCTTTGAAACTACAGTTAAGTTAATTGAAACAATTATCGATAACAAATGTCAAAAATTAGACGAAATAAAAAAGATTTGGGCAGAATGGTACAACGTGAATCAAGAATTTATTTCCAAATTAAATGATTAATCTGTTAGAAAATTTTCAACGGCTAAAAAATAAAAAGGTTACTAATCTTGGACTAGACCAATCCGGAAAAATTGAATATGCGATAAACAATCAAGGATTCCGTAGTTTTAAAGATTATGTTGATTCTCCTGACTATGCATTTTTTGGGTGTAGTCTTATTTTAGGAATCGGCGTTAATCAAAATAATATTATATCTTCTTATTTTGAAAATTCCCATAATTATGGGTTAGCTACCAAATACACAAACCAAAACATACACGATACGGTTAATAACTTTTTGAACAGTAATCTTTATTCAAAAAATACCATTTTTGTGATAGTATGGTGCGATAAAAATGATTCAGATAATATACCAGAGTATATTAAAAACTTAAATAAAATTACAAATAAAATATTAAATTTTAAAGTTGGATATAAGAATATTAATAGTGTTGAACTATTACCTAGACAAATTGATACGGACGTATCAGGGACACATCCAGGTCCAAAGAGTCATAAATTATGGGCATACTATATAAAAAAATTATTGGAGACTAGTGCTTGACACAGCGCACTAATACCTTTTATAATATGCATATTGTTTAACAACCGACTAGGAGTCTACTATGAATGATTTTGACTTTGATTTTGATGGTGAAATGGATAGCAATGACGAACTTCGTTATTATGCAGAAGTTGAAAACAAGATGATGGAAGACTGGGATCAATACGATTCATTTGGTGATTATTTTTCAATCGCTAATTTTGAAGACGCAGATTTTAACGTTGACGGGTTCTAATGATTGTAGGATTCACTGCTAGCGCATTTGATTTGCTTCATGCAGGGCATATTATGATGCTCCGTGAAGCTAAGTCTGTGTGCGATTATCTCATTTGCGGACTTCAAGTTAATCCTAAACTTGATCGTCCAGAAAAAAATGAACCAGTACAAAGTATTGTTGAACGATATATTCAACTTGCAGCAGTTACTTACGTTGATGAAATTATTCCATACGCTACAGAAGGTGATTTAGAGGATATATTTGAAGCATATCCAATTAATATTCGTATTCTAGGCGAAGAATATCGCAATAAGGATTTTACCGGACGTGATATTTGTAAACGTCGAGGGATCGAGCTTCATTTTAATAAACGCGATCATCGATTTAGTTCCAGTAGCCTACGTCGCATTGTTGCTGATTTTGAATCGGGTAGATAATGAGCACTAAAGAACACAATAGTGAAAATATATCAGAATTTGTAGTATTAGCGGCGGTACCTCTTGTAGATACGAATCGAGCGTTATCTGCACCTGCTTTGTTAAAAGCATCATTAACTAAAAACAATATTAAAAGTCATGCGCTAGATCTAAATTCGCAAATTTTAACTAAAATTAAATCCCATCAATTTAAAAAATTGTTTTTTGATTTCTTTATACGCCAAAAAATAAATGATTCTATTTTGGTAGAATTATCTAGAATTTTTGAATATGCTGCTGACCAAATATTAAAATGGAATCCAACAATAGTTGCGTTAAGTTTATTTTCAAGAGAATGTCAGGTGTTTACTACTTGGCTATGTGCTGCAATTAGAGAGAAGAATCCTACGATTAAAATTGTAATTGGAGGGCCAGGTGTTAAATCAACATCCGGAATTCCAACCCTTTCATATGCTGAAAATTTAAAAAAACTTAATTTAATAGATGATTTTATTTTAGGAGATGGCGATAGATCTTTAGTTGAATACGTTAACGGAAATTTTAATTATCCAGGGATTAACTCAGATAATTGGAACCCAATACAAAATCTTAATGAATTACCCTATAGCGATTATTCAGATTATGACTTTTTTTGGTACGATGAACCTACCATTCCAATAGTTGACAGTAGAGGATGTGTTAGAACTTGTGAGTTCTGCGATGTTATTGAATTTTGGAAAAAATATCAATATATGTCCGCTACACGTGTATTTGAGGAAATGAATTACCAAATTAAAAAACATAAAATTTATCATTTTGACTTTCGTAGTAGTATTAGCAATGGAAATATGAAAGAATTTACAAAATTAGTTAAAATGATTGCCGATTATAACTCGCATCGTTATCGACGAGAACAGATTAGCTGGGAAGGATCGTTTATTATACGACCTGCAGACAAACACCCAGAAGATTTATGGAAATTACTAAATTTGAATAATGCAAGATTATTTTTAGGCATTGAAAGTTTGATTCAACGAATTCGTAACGGAATCGGAAAATCATTTAGCAATGAAGACATTGATTTTCATTTAGAAATGGCACAAAAATATAATATTCCTACCGATATATTGTTAATATCCGGATACCCTACCGAAACACAAGATGACCAAGATATTATTAATAATTGGGTTAAAGATCGTAAACATTATGCTAATAATAGTGTAATGAGAATTGGGTTAGCCAAACTTGGTATATTACCCGGAACTCAACTTGAAAAAAATGCAGTAACATATGGATTTGTGTATGATCAAGAAAATAAAAAATGGATCAACCAAAGTTTACATATTTCAGATCAATTACGGGAAGAAAATTATAATCGTTTAAAACAAACAATATTAAGTTGTGGATTTAATTTGTAAAATGAATAATATAACATTAATATTAGAAGTTATACAATGCCACGATAATATGATGTTGACACTAAATAGTCGCGACGGAACTATTGCAACTATAGACCAAAACAATAAAAATAACATTGTAACATTAACTGGGAAAGTTGAATTACCAAATCAGCTTACTATTCTATTAGATAGCAATGAAAGTTCTAATAGGATTACTAGCAACAACAAATACAAACTTCTAAGTTTATATATTGGTGGCATCGAATTTAATCCGGATAGATTAATTGAAATTTGCAGGTATACTCCCGAATTAGGACCCGTAGAATTTACAAACTTTTGGGATAAAAACGGACAAGTTGACATTGATATTTTTGCAAATAATTTCATTGAATACCATTTATTTTTTGAAAAAACTTTTAATTTTAAATAAAAACTAAAACTTATGGTTTTTAGAATTCGCATTAACTCGAGTTTATAAATACCTTATAACAATGAATAAACATGCTTATACTGAGCCGATGCTATACTGCACCCGATGTGCAGAGTATAAGTATTTTTCCGAAGTTCAAATAACCAACTTTCGCAAAACCGCAAATAAAAAAGACGAAGTGGCTATATTCGTTTGTCCAGATTGCGGCAATCATGCAGAATCTAAAACTATCCGCTAATTAGGATAAATATTTTTGACGGAATAACCAACTAAAATAGTATGCTATTCCACACAATTTATAAGGATATTATAATATGCTAGAACGTACCGGTAATGGATATCTTGTTAATCCAGATCAATGGTCAGAAGAGATCATGTTTGAAATGGCTCAAGAAGATGATTTTACATTAACTGAGTCAATGGTAGAACAAATTAGATTAGCACGTGAATACTACGATGAAAATGCTGTTGTACCACCAATTCGTAAATTTGCCAAATATTGCGGCAAAGACCAAAAAG